GTTCATTGCATACCAACACGACATTGTTCCTAATAAATTCTGGGGCAGAGGCGTGTGTGAGAAGGGTTACAACCCACAAAAAGCACTAGATACTGAGATGAGGGCAAGAATTGACTCACTCGCACTAACAACCACACCTATGATGGCAGCAGATGCCACCAGATTACCTCGTGGTGTCAAGTTTGAGGTTAGACCTGGTAAAACTATACTAACTAATGGCGACCCAAGAAATGCTATCATGCCTCTTAATATGGGGGTCACAGACCAAAGCACGTTTACTCAGGTTGCCTCACTTCAAAACATGATTCAGATGGGTACTGGCTCTGCTGATGTAGGAACTGCTGATAGGGCTACCTCTTCTGGTATGTCTATGGCACAATCTGCTTCAATTAAGCGTCAGAAGCGTACTTTAATGAATTTCCAAAACACTTTCCTTATTCCAATGATTAATAAATCAATGTGGCGTAAGATTCAGTTTGATATTGATAGGTATCCTGTATCAGATTACAAGTTTGTACCGTATTCAACTATGGGAATCATGGCTAAAGATTTAGAGATGACTCAAATGTTAAAGATGCTACAAGCCATTACTAAAGACTCACCTGCTTTCAATGTGATTCTATTGTCAATGATGCAAAATTCATCAATTCACAACAGAGACTAGATTGTTCAGCAACTTATGCAAGGTAATCAACCTAATCCTGAGCAACAACAGATGCAACAGATGGGTATTCAATTACAAATGCAACAAGCACAGGCTGATATTGAGAAAACTATGGCTGAGGCTGAAGAAGAAAAGTCCAAGGCTATTAAATGGCAAGCGGAAGCGGCTAATCTACAACCAAACGAGATAAACATTCAAGAGAAAGTCCTGAAATTGCAGAAAGATGCAATCGGTTTACAGAAAACACAGGCTGATATTGATAATAAGAACATTGAAACGCAAAGGACATACCCAGAGGTTGACCATTTACGTTCAGAAACCGCTCTTAACATGGCAAATGCTAGAAAGATTGCACAAGAGACCGCAATTAACGAAACCTTTCAATGAAAACAGATTCAGATTTTCTGAAAGATAGACAAGATTTATTCTTAACAGATGGTTGGCTAGACCTGATGGAAGAATTAAAAGGAATTGAAAATAGTGTTAAAGATATTGACACTATGGATAACGAGAAAGAACTTTGGGAAGCCAAAGGTCAGTTAAAGATTCTAGGCTATTTGATTAGTTTAGAGTCTGCAACTAAAATAGCAGTGGAACAATCGGAGACGACTCCACATTAATAACACTTCATAACCCTAAGGGGCGGAGACCAAAAAGATGAGTATAGTAGTAGATGTAGCACCAGATGGTGAAGAACAGGTAACAGAAACACAGGAAGTTACACAAGATATTCAGGAACAAGAGGTAGAAACACCAAATGAACCTGAGTATGTAGCCCCTGAAAAGTATGCTGGGAAGACATTAGAGGATGTGATTGGGATGCACCAAAATGCCGAGAAGGTATTAGGTAAGCAAGGACAAGAGGTTGGACAACAAAGACAGTTAATACAACAACTGATTGAACAACAGTCACAAGCAAGTCCAACTACTGAAGCAACAGAAGACGCTGTTAGTTTCGAGGATAGTTTTTACGATGACCCTGCTAAGGCAGTAAATTCAGCGATAGAAAATCATCCAGAGATTATCAAAGCTAGAGAAGGTAACGCTAAGTCGGCACAAAATGCTAACTTATCACAACTAGAGTCAACACATCCTGATTTTATGGAAGTTGTTGGTGATAGTAACTTTCAAAAGTGGGTAGGAGAGAGTGGTATTCGTACCGAGCTGTTCCGTAGAGCTGATGCTGATTATGATTTTAATGCTGCAAATGAATTGCTAGGTACTTGGAAACAAATATCAATGATTGGCAAGACACAAGAAGTAAATAAAGCAGAGAAAGTCAAACGTCAGAAGGCAATGCGACAAACCAGTTCAGAGACTCGCTCTTCAGGAGATTCAGTTGGTGGTAAGAAGATATATCGTAGGTCTGATTTAATTCAGCTACAAGTAAGCGACCCTAATAGGTATGCTGATTTATCAGATGAGATAACTCAAGCATACCAAGAGGGTCGTGTTAAATAATATAAAACTCAATAAGGAGAAATAAAATGGCTTTAGGTACTGACCATAGTACGATTACAACGTCAGCTAATTTCATCCCTGAACTCTGGTCGGATGAAGTTATTGGTGCGTACAAAACAAACTTAGTTTTAGCTAACTTAGTTACAAAAATGTCACATAAAGGTAAGAAAGGTGACACTATTCATATTCCAAAACCAGCTAGAGGCTCTGCTTCTGTTAAAGCTGCATCAACACAAGTTACGTTGATTGCAGATACTGCTAGTGTTGTTAATATTAGTATTGATAAACACTATGAATATTCAAAATTAATCGAAGATATTGCAGAAGTTCAATCTTTATCTTCAATGCGTAAGTTCTACACTGATGATGCTGGTTATGCACTAGCTAAGCAAGTAGATAAATCACTATTTGGTGTTGCTCAAACACTACAAGGTGGTGCGGCAACAGGCGACTGGTACACCGGTGGTACTGTTTTCGGTACGTGGACTAAAGCAAAGTATTTCACTACTGGTTCTACAACACTTACGGATTATGTAGAAGCTACTTCTACTCCTATCGCTATCGAAGATGGTGGTATCCGTGGAATGATTCTTGCACTAGATAATGCTGATGTTCCTATGGATAACCGTGCTTTAGTTATCCCACCTGTAGCTGCTAACGACTTGTTAGGTATCAACCGTTTCACTGAGCAACAGTTCATTGGTTCAGGTGATGCGATTAAGACTGGTAAGATTGGTCAAATTTATGGTGTTGATGTTTACATCTCATCTAATTGTCCTACTACTGGTGATGCTGTTAACGTAGCTGGTAATAACACTGACCGTGTTGGTACTATGATTCACAAGGATGCTTTAGTTCTTGCGGAACAAGTTGGTGTTCGTTCACAAACTCAGTACAAACAAGAATACTTAGGTGACTTGTTTACTGCTGATACCATTTATGGTGTTGGTGAGTTACGTGATGATGCTGGTATTAACTTCGTAGTTCCTGCTAGTTAATAGTTAGCTGAGTATAAACATCTTGAATTTCTAGAGTTCAGGGTGTTTATCTAAGTTAATTAAGGATTAGTTATGCCAATATTTGAATACGAATGTAAAAATAACCACATTACTGACAATATAGTTTCGTTCAGTAACAGAGAAGAACCTCAAGTCTGTTCTGACTGCGGAGAACCTTCCTACTTTAAACAAACTTTCTGTACTAACTTTCAATACGGAGAAGATTACAGTTCAATGGCTGCTGATTCTCATAAGTGGAATCTTAGGGAAAACCATAGAAACAAAACACAAGGTAAGAGTTATGCTTGATATATTAGATGATAGTTGTGGTGGTTTAGAGATTGACCGTATAAAAGATAAGATACGTGATATTTGGACTGCTGTTATAAGCGCTGAATACAATGAGCAGTATGCTACTCAAAAGGAAGACGATGAAGATTATGTATCAATAGAAGATTACATTAAGGAACATCAGTTATATTTCCCTGGAGACCCTAAGCCTGAGAATGAGGTAGATGGTATTGTTGAGATGCTTGAGAATATGTTTGATACTAAAGAAGACTTAGAGCCTATATCTTCTGAAGGTAAAGCACCTTCATACAGTGGTTCGCAACTAAAATCAAACAATGAAAAAGGCAAGGTTGAAGCCACTAAATACGAGGCTCACCACGCAATGACTCACACGCCTAGTGATTCAAAAACTTCTGTAAAATCAAGCACTTATGAGGTTCACAGTGGTAAGATAGCACCAAGAAAAGACTCACAAGTTAAAAGAAGTTACTCGCCTATGGTTCAAAAGATTGTAGAAGAGTTGTTAGAATTAGATAACAGACAAGGAATAGGCAGAAGAAAGATGCTATTTAGATTATGAGTTTCCCAAAGGTTAAGAGGCATCATTGGAGAAAGGCTAAAACTTTAGCAATGCTTGCTAATAAGCGTCAGTGGGAGAGAGACTTTGACCCTACTCAAACGATAGCTTTAGAGATACAAACGGAACAAGGTTCTTATTTATTAAGGGAGTCTTCTAATCTAACCTCACCTGAATATATTATCACGGAGTAAATATGTCATCAATTAAAGT